GTAGAACAAGTGGCAGAATATAAAGGTAGAGTTCCTACCAAAGATTTTGGAAATATGTTGGTTAGTATTTCAACTGAATATAACGATGCTTTACTAATTATAGAAAACAATAACATAGGTTGGGCAACCATTCAGCAAGTAATAGATAGGGAGTATCCTAATTTATTTTATACAAGTAAAGATTTAAGATATGTCGATATTGCTCATCAAATGAACAATCGATATAGAAGTGAAGAAAAGAAAATGGTGGCTGGATTTTCAACCACTATGAAAACTCGACCTTTGATTATTGCAAAGTTAGAGGAATATTTTAGGGATGAATCAGTAGTGGTTCGTTCTAATAGATTGATAGATGAATTATTTACATTTATTTATTTAAATAATAGAGCAGAAGCAATGGCAGGATATAACGATGATTTAGTTATGGCTTTTGCTATTGGTTTGTGGGTTCGTGATACTGCTTTAAGATTGCGAACAGAAGGAATTGAATTAACAAAAAAGACACTTGATAAATTTCAAGATATAGATGGTCTATATGTACCCGAAGACAAAGACAATGGTGAATGGGATTGGGAAGTAGGCCACGATAGAAAAAAAGAGTCATTAAAGTGGCTCTTATAAGTGAGGTAAAATATGGCAAATAAATCATTATTTAGTAGATTACAACGATTATTTAGTACAAATGTAATTGTAAGAAATGTTGGTGGTAAGAAACTAAAAATAGCAGATACAGAACAAGTTCAAGCACAAGTCAAATCACATTTGGTTGATAGGTATTCTAAACTACATAGTGGATTGGATATGGCATATGGTAGCTATACCACTTATGCCCAACTACAGGCTCAACGATTGGGGTTATTTAAAGATTATGAAACGATGGAGGCAGATTCAATTATTGCATCTGCACTTGATACATACGCAGATGAATCAACAATGAAAAGTCCATATGGTGAATCGTTAGAAATACAAAGTGATAATGATCAAATAAAACAAATACTACATAATTTATTCTATGATATTATGAATATAGAATTTAATTTGTGGCCTTGGATAAGAAATATGTGTAAGTATGGAGACTTCTTTTTATACTTAGATATTAGTGATAAGTATGGAATACACAATGTAGTTCCAATGTCAGCTTATGAAATTATTCGAGCAGAAGGAGAAGATCCAGATAATCCTTATTATGTAAAATTTTATTTAGAAGCAATGGAAACAGCTCATCCTTATTTTGCTCGTTCAACTACAAATAAAAAGATTGAATTTGAGAATTTCCAAATTGCTCACTTCAGATTAGCCAATGATAGTAATTTATTACCTTATGGTAAATCAATGATGGAAAGTGCTCGTAAGGTTTGGAAACAATTGACATTAATGGAAGATGCAATGTTAATTCATCGTATCATGAGAGCACCTGAAAAGAGAGTATTCAAAGTTGATATTGGAAATATTCCACCAAATGAAGTTGATAATTATATGCAAAAAATTATGAATAAAATGAAGAAGACACCTTTCATAGATGACACAACTGGTGATTATAATTTGAAATTCAACATACAGAACTTAACAGAAGATTTCTTCATGCCAGTTCGTGGTGGAGATAGTGGAACATCAGTTGAATCCTTACCAGGAATGCAATATGAAACTACAGATGACATTGAGTATTTAAAAAATCGTATGTTAGCGGCTTTGAGAATACCAAAAGCATTTCTTGGATATGAAGAATCACTTGGAAGTAAAGCAACACTTGCAGCAGAAGATGTAAGATTTGCTCGTACCATTGAAAGAATACAAAGAATTGTAACAAGTGAATTGACAAAGATTGCTGTTGTTCATTTATATGCACAAGGATATACAGATGAAGAATTGGTAAACTTTGAATTGAACTTAACAAATCCATCTACAATTTATGAACAAGAGAAGATTGAATTGTGGAGTAATAAAGTTAATTTAGCTCGTGATGTAAAAGATAATGCTTTAATGTCAAGTGATTGGGTTTACAAAAATATTTTCAATTTTACACCAACAGAACAAAAACAACTTGAAAAAGAATTGATTGAGGATCAAAAGACTAAATTTAGATATTCACAGATAGAACAAGAAGGTAATGATCCTGCAGATAGTGGTGATTCAGTTGGAACACCAAGTGATATGGCAGCAGTTGGAATGGGAGCAGATGATGTTCAAGAACCACCTGATACCGTAGCAGGTTCAATATTTGATAAAGGTGGTGCACCCGAAGGTGGCCAAGAGGGAGCTGGAAGACCAAAAGAAGTAACTAAATATAGTAAAGATGGTAGTGCAAGAGGACGAGATCCACTTGGAAGACCAAAGATACCGATGGCTTTAGCTCACTTTGATAGATTGAAGAAGTCTTTTGGTAAAAAGGCTAGAGAAATATTAAGAGAAACAATTGATAGTGAAGAAATAGATAAAGAATATAAAAATTTCACGGAAAATAAATAACGATTATTTGAAGTTTTAATATTTATTTATGTATAAACTTATCATGAATGGAGTGTTTGATGAATTATAACAAGAAGCACAGTAAAATTAAAAATACTGGTATTCTTTTTGAATTGCTGACTCGCCAAATAACTGTTGATGTACTAAATGGTACAGAAAATAGTATGGCTGTTGAGATTTTAAAAGGATCATTTAAACCGAATACAGAACTTGGTAAAGAATATGAACTTTACAAGATTTTGATAGAAAAAACATATAAAACTAACGAACAAGCAAACATTTTGCTTTCGGCAGTAATTAGAAATCGTAGAAAATTATCAAATCGTAAATTACGAAATGAAAAATATAATTTGATTAAATCAGTCAAAGAATGTTATAATGCTGCTGATTTTTTCAACACACGAATACCAGGATATAAACTTTTGGCTTCAATTTATAATGTATTTGAAGGCGAATGTTTAAAAGAAAAAATATCTCCAGTCGAAGAAACTGATAGTAAAGTAACAATTATCGAAAATATTATTAAAGTCAGACGCTCCAAAAAAATTAAAGATGGTGTTCAAGAGAACTTAAATAAACAAGATAAAGATTTAAGATTGTTAACTTATCAGTTATTGGTTGATAAGTTCAATAAAAAATACAGCACTCTAAATAAAAATCAAAGAAATTTACTTAAAGAATATATAAATAATTTATCAAACACTAATTCTTTACGCGAATTCATGGATGCTGAAGTTATAAAAATCAAAAAAATCTTAAAATCACATTTACGAAAAGTGGATGATAAGATTACACAAATTAAATTAACCGAAGCAATTTCTCATACAGAAACAGCAACAAAAGGTGGAATTCGTGTAAAAGATTCTAATGTTGTATCATTGATGAGATATTATGAATTAGTAGGGGAGTTAGAAAATGTCCACAAAAATAAGTAGAAAAAAGTTTACGGAATTACTTCGTACTTTAATTAAAAAAGAAATGAAAGAAGCATCTACAACTGCAACTGCAGGTGGTGAATATGATACGCCACATTGGGGAGCAGGAAGTGGAAGTAAAGATAGACGAGATAAAATTGCAAAGAGTGGAACAAACTTTAAAAAAGTAGATGAGGGTAAATGGGCAGTTAAGTTTGATATTGGTAATGGAGAAATTGCTAAAATTATCATTGATGCATCAGGTGCAGGACAAGCAAAATCAATGGTTGGTAGAAGTTTGAAAAAAGGTATGAAGGCCATTAAAGGTGTATCAAGAGTACAAAGTGCATTTGGTAAACAACTTGATAAGAGAACAGAAATAAAAGAAGCTCGTTATACACAATATCGTAATGATGAAACTTTAACACCAAAACAAAAAATTGGTCGTTCAATGAGAGAAGTTAGAGATTCATTAAATGAATTATCAAGATTAATCGATATGAATGTTAAATTGAAAAATGAGTTAAAGATAGATTCGAAATCGTATTGGAAAAATACTCACAAAGCAATGAGTAAAATTTCAGAACGATTAGTTAAATTGGCTAATAAAGTTGGAAAACTACAATGAAACAAAACGACAAATATTTAACAGAGACTCTTGATATTCTAAAAAGAGAATTTGGACAACCATTACCTACTCTTGAAGATGCTATAAAAGCTCATCAGACTAAAAAATTATCAGTAGGCGAATCTATTAAAGAGGGTCCAGATGATAGAAAATTTGCAAAAAAAGCTTTATCGCGAATAGTAAAAACTGAACAAAAATTTAGAAAACAAATGTATGATTTAGAACAAGTATTTTTACAAGACCCACGACCAGAAAATAAAAAATTAGCTAAAGATATTAAAATATCTTATAAATCTGGGGTAACATCATATATGAGAGATAGTGTTTTAATGGTTAAAAGGATGAAATAAAATGAGAGAACTATTAGTAGATTACATTCCGTTTGAGGTATCTAAACACCAAATTCAAGAATCATTAAAAGAAAATGATGGTAAGTTGATTGTTAAAGGTGTATTACAACGGGCGGATGCAAAAAACCAAAATGGAAGAGTATATCCAAGAGATGTTTTAATGCGTGAGGCAAAAACTTATGCTGAAAGTTATGTAAAACAAAAAAGAGCTCTTGGTGAATTAGATCATCCAGATAGTTCAGTTGTGAATTTACAAAATGTATCCCATAATGTAACTGAAATGCATTTTGAAGGGGATAGCTTATTAGGAACGGTTGAGATTCTCACTACACCAAGTGGAAATATTTTAAGAGAATTATTTAAGAATGGAATAAAATTAGGAATCAGTTCTCGTGGAATGGGTTCTGTAGAGGCAGTAAACGAAGACGATGATTCTGA